AAAAGAATGTACTGAAGATATGTATCTAGCAGGTGATGATGACCAAGCTATCTTTGCTTGGGCTGGTGCAGATGTAAATAGATTTATTACAGAACCTGCAGAAGAAACTATTTTAGATCAATCCGAAAGAATACCAAAAGTAGTTCAAGAAATGTCTAGTGTTATTATAAATAGAATACAAGGTCTTAGAAAAGAAAAAATATATCATCCAAAAATAAATAAAGAAACTAAAAAAATTGTAGAGGGTTATACAGAATCTATTTACTCTTTAGATAACTTGAACTTGCAGCAAGGACAATGGTTAATTTTAGCTAGGACAACGTATAGAGTTGGAGAGATATGTAAAAAATTAAAAGAATCTAATTTATACTACAATCATTACAGGTTTGGTAAAAGTTTTGATACTAAGTTGTTTAGAACTATTCTAAACTGGACAAGACTTACAAAAGGAGAAAGTATTAACAGAGCAGATTGTAAAGATATATTTGATTATCTTAACGTAGAGTTTAATGAAAACTTAGGACAAGATATTAAAATGGAAGATTTAAATTTTAAAAAAGGTTTGCCTTGGTATGAAGTATTTACTAATGCAGATCAAGCAGAATGTTTCTATATTAGAAATATGCTGACTATGGATGAAAAATTATCTAAGGAACCAAGAATTCAAGTATCGACTATTCACGCAGCTAAAGGTGGAGAATGCGATAATGTTGTATTGGTATTAGATAATGCTAAAAAAATAAGAGATTCTATAGCAAGTAGTATAGAAAAGCAAGACGAAGAACACCGGGTTTGGTATGTTGGTGTAACCAGATCAGCACAAAACCTGTATATATTAAAATCAAAAAAAGAAAGGAATGGTTACAACTTATGACAAACAAAGATATCTTTAAAGATGCATTTCCGCAAGATAAACAAATAGGTGGATCTCACTATCAACACTACCACATTCAACCTTATGAATTTATTTCAAAAAATGAACTTACTTTTTTTCAAGGTAACATAATAAAATATGTAATGCGTTATCCGTATAAAGGTGGTATACAAGATCTAGAAAAAATAAAACACTATTGTGATTTAGAAATTAAAAAAATGAAAGACACTAATAAAAAGAAATGAATTTATTTTTAAACTTAAGATTAAAAATAGAAACTTTAAATAACAAAGTAGATAAACTTTATCGAGAAAACCAAGTAATGAAGAAACGTTTGCTTATGTATGAAAAGCCTGGAATGATTTATTACAATAACAAAAAGGAATTAAATGATAATACCCAAATTTGAAACTCAAAAAGAATGGGTCGAGCCAAAAGAATTTCCTGATCTAAGACAGGTTGATGAGATAGCTGTCGACTTAGAAACAAGAGATCCTAATTTAAAAACAAAAGGATCTGGTGCTGTTATTGGCGAAGGTGAAGTTATAGGTATTGCTGTTGCTGTACCAGGCAAAGCTTTTTATTTTCCTATTGCTCACGGCTCAGGGCCTAACATGGAACGTAAAAGAGTTTTAAAATGGTTTGCAGATACGATGTCAACACAGTCTACAAAAATATTTCATAATGCAATGTATGACGTATGTTGGATACGTAATTTAGGTATAAAAATCAATGGTTTAATCGTAGATACAATGATTGCTGCATCACTGGTAGATGAGAATAGATTTCAATATTCTTTAAATGCATTGTCTTGGGAATATTTGGGACATGGTAAAAATGAAACCGCATTAAACGAAGCTGCAAAGTCAAGAGGGTTAGATCCTAAAGCAGACATGTGGCAACTGCCTGCATTAGAAGTAGGATTGTATGCAGAAAAAGATGCACAGCTTACATTGGAGTTGTGGCAAGTTTTTAAAAGAGAAATAGTTCAACAAGACATAGAAGATATATTTAATTTAGAAACAGATTTGTTTCCATGTTTAGTTGATATGAAATTTAAAGGAGTTCGCGTTGACGTTGAAAAAGCGAATCAAACCAAGATTCATTTAGCAACAAAGGAAGAACAGTTGTTATTAGAAATTGAAAAAGAAACAGGAGTACAACCTCAGATATGGGCTGCAAGAAACATTGCTAAAATATTTGATAAATTAAAATTAGATTACGAACGCACAGAAAAAACTCAAGCGCCAAGTTTTACAAAAAACTTTTTACAAGAACACAAACATCCATTAGTAAAAAAAATTGCACAAGCAAGAGAGATCAATAAAGCACACACAACATTTATTGATACAATTATAAGATATGAACACAAAGGTAGAATACATGCAGATATAAATCAAATAAGATCCGACCAAGGTGGTACAGTTACTGGTAGGTTTAGTTATTCTAATCCAAATTTACAACAACTTCCGGCTAGAAACAAAGATCTAGGTCCTATGATAAGGTCTTTATTTATACCCGAGAAGGACCATACATGGGGTTGTTTTGACTATTCTCAGCAAGAGCCTAGGTTGGTAGTGCATTATGCAGCTTTACATCAATTTCCTTCTGTTTACGATGTAGTCGATGCTTATCAAGAAGATTTAAGTACAGACTTTCATAAGACAGTAGCAGAGATGGCAAAGATACCTAGATCACAAGCTAAGACAATTAACTTAGGATTGTTTTATGGTATGGGTAAAACAAAATTACAAGCAGAACTTGGTGTGACTTCAGTTCGTGCTAAAGAATTGTTTGATCAGTATCATGCAAAAGTACCTTTTGTTAAACAGTTAATGAATAGTGCTTCTAACAGATCTCAAGAGCGAGGTCAGATAAGAACTTTACTTGGTAGACTATGTAGATTTCCTCTATGGGAGCCAAACAGTTTCGGTATGCATAAAGCTATGTCTCATGAAGATGCATTAAGGGAACATGGACCAGGGATTAAACGAGCTTATACATACAAAGCATTAAATAAATTAATACAAGGGTCTGCTGCAGACATGACAAAAAAATGTATGTTAGATCTTTACAAAGAAGGGATCTTAGCACATATTCAAATTCATGATGAACTTGACATATCTGTTGAGTCACCAGAACACGCTAAAAAAATAATTGAGATCATGGAAAATGCTGTTACACTTGCAGTACCTAATAAGGTTGACTATGAATCTGGAAACACTTGGGGAGATATTTACGACTAATGGCTTATTTAAATGCAAACATACCAGTAATAGAATGTTGTGTCCGAGGTAATTATTTACGGGACCAAAAAGATTCACACGATAAATATTTTGAAGTAGGAGTATTTGGTTTTAGTTCTATACCAAACAGAGTACCTATGTTTCATTTCTTAATGGAAGACGGTGGTCTATGGTGGCGAGCACCTATCTCAGCTTTCTGTACTAAACCTGGAGTAAAAGAATTACCATTAGATGAATTAGTTATGTGGGACAGCTTTAGTTACAATGTAAGTGTTACAACTTTCTATGAACTAGCAGGTGCTACCATGCAATATACATCTAGACGTAAGGTAAAACGTAAGGGTAAGTATTTATTTACAATAGATTGGTGTGCAGGAGACTTCAATGAGTTAAATTTTGGTTATGCAGAAAAACCAGACCAACATAAATGTGGTCATGTATTAGAATTAGAAGATGGAAATTTTGCTATACAGCCTAATAATAGACTTAAAATGTTTGATGCATCAATGGGAGTTGACCCAAATAAAAACTTGATTAATAGATTGGTTAGTAATAAAATATATTCCGTAGAAAATTCTGCTAAGTGGATTACAGACGAACATGAAGAAGGTATGTACGACTATGATCTTAGAAACTTAGAAGAAGATAACAAAGACTAGGAGAACACATGGGACAATTGAAAATAAAATGCCAACAATTTTGGCAAGACTACCATCACTGTATTATCAGTGCAGTAATAGGAATAGTAGTGGGCGCAATCCTATTTTAATCCACACCATTAAAAAATAACCGGAGAGTATAATGATAGAAATTTTTCTTAAATTTTTAACAAATACGAGATTAAAATTATTAGTTGGAATACCTAACAGATATCAAGGTTTAATATTAGCTTTAATATTAGTAACACTTTGGATTAAATAATGAATTTAGCCGATTTATTAAAAAAGAATTTTGTATTAGTTCCGGTTGTAGCTTCAGTGCTAGTCGGAACTTTTACCGGCGTTCGTTATATTGTTAATTTAACAGACACTATCAACACTAATCAGCAAGAAATTGTAGATCTTAAACGAGATTTAAAAGTTGCTGAAGATAAAATTGTAGATCAAAACACAAGATTAACTTCTGCTGAGTCTACTTGGCAGATGGCAGAGAATTTATACAGACAATTAGCAGATCAAGTTAGAGAACACGACTATGATATTAAGGATTTAAACAGGTAATGTATGGAGGTTCTCAGGATGAATTATTATTTTACAGGATTAATTATTCTAGCTCTTACAATGTTAGCGTT